GACATTAAAATAACGGTGACTTGCCCTGATGATAATGAAACAAAAGTTCCAGTGACAATATATGTGGATGAAATCAAAGTCGTTCGTCAAAAAGGACATTCAACAGATATTCCTTTAGATGATAAGATGACTCTTCGGATGAAGTATCCATCATTAAATCAGTTTATTGAAACTAATTTTGAAACAAGTGATGGATCAGAAACTGTAGTTGAAAAAACATTTAAAGTTGTTGCCAATTGTATGGACACAATCTTTACTGGTGAAGAAGCGTGGGACGCCAAAGATTATACTCCATCCGAAAGAATGGATTTTGTTGAACAATTAAATTCAAGTCAATATAAAAAGGTTGAGAATTTTTTCTCAACAATGCCTAAATTATCACATACGATTGAGGTTATAAATCCAAACACAAAGAAAAAAGGAAGTGTAGTTTTGGAGGGTTTGGCTGATTTTTTCGGCTAAGTATTGCAAGAGAGGATCTTGAATCGCATTATCGTATCAATTTTGCTCTCATGCAATACCATAAATATAGTTTGACGGAGTTGGAAAATATGATGCCTTGGGAACGAGACATCTATATTGCTCTTCTTACAGATTATATCGAAAAAGAAAACTTAAAGAGACAACAACAAGAGGGTGCTGGAAGGTATGGATGAGGAACAACAACAACCTAATAAAAAGATAGACTTAGATAGTTTCTTCAATCGAGTTGATCAGGTTGAGGGTGTGGCTAATAAAGCACTCAAGACAGCTAATTCCAACTTAAGTGCTATCAATGCAAATAAAACTTTGATTAGTAGTTTGTCTGTTTCAATTGAAGCGATGAAGACACAAATTCGTGATATTGCAAATTACATTATCGTAGAAAGAAAACTTGAAAAGGATAAGGAAGAGGATAGAAAATTTGAGGAAGAGGATGCGAAGCAGAAAAAAGATATGGATGAGAGACTTAAGAGTCTTCAACCTGCTGATGGTGCAACTGGAGAGTCAGGCCCTACAGGAGATAGTGGAAAAGATGGAAAATCAGGTGGCGGTGGTGGTTTAGGAAATTTTTTTGGCGGACTAATAAAAGTTATTGGTGGTTTAGGACTTGTGGCTGGATTATCTGCTCTAGCACCTATTGTTTTACCTATTCTTCTTGGCCCAATAGTGATGGATGTCATGAAAAAAATCTTACCGAAAATAGGTAAGTTTTTTGGTGATATGGCAAAAAAATTTGGAGAATCATTTAATAAGCTTAAAGAGAATATAGGTAAAAAATTTAATG